ATTCAGATACAATAGCTCTTTTACATTTTGATGGAGCTGATGGATCAACTGATATGATCAATGCTCTAAATGCAGAAGCTTTAGTTCTTACATCTAATGATGGAACGTTAGCTGCAACTGGAACTACTGAAGTATCTTTAACTGGACAACTATTAAGTATTGCAGAAGGTAATATCAATGTAGCTGCTAATGCAGACGTAGTGGTCACTGGTCAAGAATTGACTATGCAAGAAAATTCTACAACAGTTACTGCAGATGCAAATGTCTCTTTAACTGGAGAAGCTATAACAGCTACTCTTGGAACAGCTGTTATAGATGCTAATAGCTTAATAGATTTGACTGGTTTTGATTTAACTATGCAGGAAGGAACTGTTACAGCACCTGATTCATTAGTTATATTAACAGGAATTGAAATGACGATGGCAGAAGGTAGTATACAAAACATTATATGGAATCCAGTAGATACAGGAAATGCCCCAATTGACCCTCCAGGTTGGAAAGAAGTAGCTTGATTTACATGAAAAATATAAATATAATAAAATATTAAGGAATTTATAATATGGCCAATTCAACATCAGCTAATTTAAAACTAACGGTACAGGCAACTGGAGAAAATTCAGGAACTTGGGGACAAATTACTAATACTAACTTACTAATTCTTGAACAAGCAATTGGTGGTTATGATGCTGTAGGGTTAAATGCAACAACAGGTGCAACTTTAACTTTTTCAAATGGTTCTTTATCTAATGGTAAAAATCAAGTTTTAAAATTAACAGGAACTATTACAAGTGCTGTTAATGTGATAATTCCAGACTCTATTGAAAAAACTTATATTGTAGAAAATGCTACAACAGGTGCATTTGCAGTTACTTTCAAAACCACTTCTGGAACAGGAGCTACTTGGTCTGCAACAAATAAAGGTTATAAAATTTTATATTCAGATGGAACTAATATTGTAGATATTTCTACAGATTTAGGAGACGTAGGTTTAGGAATAGTTACTTCAGAAGGTATTACTGCTACAGGAAATATTGTACCTGGAGCAAACGACACTTATGATTTAGGATCAGCTTCAAGTGTATGGAGAAATTTATATACTGGAGATTTACATTTATCCAATGAAGCTAAAAATAATGGAAATATTGTAGATGGTACAAAAGGAAATTGGACTTTACAAGAAGGTAAGAGTGATATATTTTTAATTAATAATATATCTGGAGAGAAATTTAAAATTAATTTATCCAAGATAGAAGGAGATTTATAATGGGAGTAGTATCGTGCGGGACAACAATGTTGGACCAAGGAGTTTTTGAAAATATAGGAGCGGTCACTTGGGACACTACAGTTAAAACTTCAGGATTTACCGCAGTTAGTGGTAATGGATATTTTTGCAATACAACATCAGCAGCATTTACAGTAACACTTCCAGCGTCACCTTCGGCAGGGGACATTGTTGGTATAAAAGATTACGCAAACACAGCTGATACAAATAATATTACTATAGGTAGAAATGGTTCTAATATTCAAGGTGAGGCAATTAATTTTGTTATAAACACAGAAGGAAGATCAGTAATATTAGTTTATGTAGATGGAACAAAAGGTTGGTTAGTTACATCTGCTTCGCAAGCAAGTAATATTTCAAGCCCACAGTTTATAACAGCGACAGGTGGAACAATAGCAATCGTTTGTACAGATTATAAAATTCATACATTTACAGGGCCGGGAACTTTTTGTGTTTCTAACGCAGGTAATGCCTGTGGTTCAAATACAGTAGATTATATGGTAATAGCTGGTGGTGGAGCAGGAGGTTCTGACGGTGGTTCAACATCTGGTGGTGGAGGTGGTGCTGGTGGTTATAGAGAATCATCCGGTGCTGCTTCTGGTTGTTATTCAACTAGTCCGTTAGGTTCTTGTGTTAGTGCTTTACCAGTAACAGTTACAGGTTATCCAATTGCAGTAGGTGGTGGAGCTCCTGCTTCTCCAAAAACAGGGACTTGTCTTAATAGCCCTGGAACTGATTCAAGTTTTTCAACAATCATATCTGCCGGTGGTGGTGGTGGTGGAAATAACACTCCCGCTATCCCTGTCCCTACTAGATTAGCAGGAGCTGGTGGATCTGGTGGTGGAGCACCTTATTATGGTCCAGCTGTTGGAGGTGCAGGAAATACACCTCCTGTTAGTCCACCACAAGGAAATAATGGTGGAAATGGACAAACAGGTCCTGGTGGTGCTTATGGTTCAGGTGGTGGAGGTGGCGCTAGTGCAGTAGGTGCTAATGGAACTACTTCGGCAGGTGGTGATGGTGGTAATGGTGTAGCAAATTCAATTACAGGATCTTCAGTTACAAGAGCTGGTGGTGGAGGGGGAGCTGGTTGGATTTCTGGACCTCCAACTTCTGCTGGTGCAGGTGGATCAGGAGGCGGTGGTGATGGTGGAGTAGATGGTGGAGGTGCTGGAAATGCTGGAACTGTAAATACTGGTGGTGGAGGTGGTGGAGCAGCTGGAAATCCATCAGGATTTTTAGGTGGAAATGGCGGTTCTGGAATCGTTGTAATAAGATACAAATTTCAATAGGTAATTTATGGGCGTAAATTCATGTGGAACAACACTGATAGACCAAGGAGTTTTTAAAAATATAGGTGCTATTACTTGGGACACAACAGCTAAAACATCAGGTTTCACAGCGGTAAGTGGTAATGGTTATTTTTGCAACACAACATCAACAGCATTTACAGTAACACTCCCTGCTTCTCCAAGTGCAGGTGATGTCGTTGCTATTGCTGATTACGCAAATACTTTTGATACTAATAGTGTTACAATAGCTAGAAACGGAAGTAATATTCAAGGTAGTGCAGATGATTTTGAAGCCTCTATAGAAGGATTAAGTATAACTTTAATATATGTAGATGGAACACAAGGTTGGTTATTAATTGATGCAGCACAAGCATCTGATATTAGTGGTCCACAATTTACTATTGCAACAGGTGGAACAGAAACAATTTCAGGAGATTATAAAATTCATACATTTACAGGACCTGGAACATTTTGTGTTTCAGTAGCAGGTAATTCTCCTATATTTCCAACAGGTGGACCAAGTAATGTTGATTATATGGTAGTAGCTGGCGGTGGATCAGGAGCAGGTCATAACCCTGGTACTTCATCGTCATACGCTGGTGGTGGAGGTGGTGCTGGAGGTTTTAGAGAATCTTCAGGTGCTGATTCTGGTTGTTATTCAACTAGTCCGTTAGGTTCTGGTGTTTCATCTTTACCAGTAACAGCAACAGGTTATCCTATTACAGTTGGAGCTGGTGGAGCACTAGATGAGTTAAAACCCCCTGGATTAGGTAATGATGGATCAAATTCAATTTTTTCAACAATAACATCAGCAGGTGGTGGGGCTGGTCTTATAGGTGGTACACCAGGTGGACAATCTGCGGGTTCAGGAGGATCAGGTGGAGGTGTTTCAGCTGAAAATAATCCTGGTTCTAACACTCCTGGATCAGGAAATACACCCCCTGTTAGTCCCCCTCAAGGAAATCCTGGTGGAACTATGGCATCTTTTCCAAGTAGAGGATCTTCTGGTGGTGGTGGAGCAACAGCTGCAGGAACAAATAACCCAAGTGGTAATGATGGAACAGCAGGAGGTGCAGGTGCAACAACTTCAATTTCAGCAAGTCCAACAGCTTACGCTGGCGGAGGCGGGGGTGGTGGTTGGAACGGAGCTTCTGCAGGTTCAGGTGGAACTGGTGGTGGCGGAGCAGGTGGACGATCATCAAACGGAACTGCAGGAACAGTTAATACTGGCGGTGGTGGCGGAGGTTCAGGACCACAAAACGTAGTAGGTGGTGGAACTAATAAAAATAAAGGTGGAGCGGGTGGTTCAGGAATTGTTATTATTAGGTACAAATTTCAATAGTTGAACAATGATAAAAATTAATATATAATAGGAGACAATTATGGCACATTTTGCAAAACTAGGAGCTAACGGAAAAGTTATTCAAGTATTAACTTTGAATAATAGTGATATGTTAAACGCTGATGGTGTTGAAGATGAAACAGTAGGTCAACAGTATTTAGAGCGGCATAATAACTGGCCTGCACAAATGTGGATTCAAACATCTTACAATACATCAGGTGGACAACATAATAATGGTGGAACACCTTTAAGAGGAAATTACGCAGGTATAGGTTATACTTGGGACGAAGATGATCAAATATTCTGGCCTAAAAAACCTTATGCTTCATGGGTAAAAAATAATTCAGAAGCTAGATGGCAATCACCGATTGGTGATGCTCCAGCATTAACTGCTGAACAAGAGTCACAAAATACAGCAGAAACTCATTTTTGGCATTATGTTTGGAATGAAGAAAATCAAGCCTGGGATTTGACAAATAGCTTAGCATAAATTATATATGGTGGTGGTGGTATGCAGAAGAAAGTTTTAACAGAGCAAAGTTTATTCTACGGTGATATTGATATGCCGAAAGGTTTTGAGATAGACCAAGAAAAACTTACCAACGATATTTTACAATCCACATTTACTAATAAAGATTTTCCATTCTCAAGAACTTGGGATATGTTAAATACATATATGAGAGATCACATCGGTCTTGAATATGAAATTAATTTAATTAACAAATCAACTTGGGGAAATATCTATAAACCCAATGAGACAACAATTCCTTTATTAAATATTGATCCAGTGGATCTTAGAAACGCTCCAGACTTTACAATGCTTTATGGTGTTAAAGTTAAAGATTGTTTTGTTCGAATACATTTTGATGATAATAGACGTAAAGGAAGAAGTTGGGATATAGAACTTAAAAACAATATGTTTATTATGTTTCCTTCTACTAATATGTATTACATAAATAATACCCAGAAAGATTCTTTGAATTTTGTACAGACTATAACTTATGAATATATAAAATGAGTGGTGAGAAAAAATATCTATACTTTAGTGGATTACCAAGATCAGGAAATACTTTGTTATCTGCTATTTTAAATGAAAATCCAAATATTCACTCGACTGGACATTCTTTTTTACCTGATTTATTATTTGCAATAAAAAAAACAGAGTATAATTCAAATTCTTTTAAAAATTATCCTTGTCATAATAATTTAAACAATGTTTATAAAAATATAATTCCAAATTATTATAAAGACCATAATGTTAAATATATTATTGAAAGAGGAGATTGGATAACTCCTTTTAATATAAATATATTAAAAGAAATAGCCCCTAATAAAATTAAAATAGTTATTTTAATTAGAGATATATTTCAAATTATTAAATCTTATTTAAAATTATGTGAAGATAACCCTCAATTTTTTTATAACATAAGATATAATTCTTTAGATCATTCCACTTTATTTACGGGTGAAATAGAAACTAAAGTTGATCTTATTATGGATAAAGGAGAATATATAAATACAATGCTTTATTCAATATATCAATTAAAGAAAAATAATGTTTTAAAAAATTTTTTATTGATTGATTATAATGATTTAGTAGATAAACCAGAAATAACTATTAATAAAATCTATGATTATTATGGTATAGATCAATTTAAACATTCATTTAAAAATTTAAAAGCACCAAAATATGACGATTCTATGTTAGGTGCTGAAATGCACAAACTTATGGAAGGTAAAATAGAAAGAAAAGATTACAATATAAAACTTTCAAAAAATATAATTAATAAATATAAACATTTAAATAAAATTATTTATGAATATATCTAATTACTACTGGCATTTTCCTAAAGCTCTGACACCAAAGTTTTGTGATGATGTAATAGCTTACGCTAATCAACAAGAAGAAACAATGGCAAGAACTGGTGGATACGGAGATAAAAAATTATCTAAAGAAGAAGTAAAAGATTTAAAAAGAAAAAGAAACTCTGATTTAGTTTGGTTAAATGATACTTGGATATATAAAGAATTACACCCATATGTTCACGAAGCAAATAGAGCTGCAGGTTGGAACTTTGAATGGGAACGATCAGAATCTTGTCAATTTACAAAATATAAACACAACCAATATTATGATTGGCATTGTGATGGTTGGGACAAACCTTATGAAAAAGAAGGACCTGACAATGGTAAAATTCGAAAACTATCTATGACTTGTCAATTAACAGATGGTTCAGAATACACAGGTGGTGAATTAGAATTTGATTTTAGAAACTACGATCCACATATGAGAGATGAAGCTAAACATTTAAGAAGAGCAAAAGAGATTTTACCGAAAGGATCTATTATTGTATTTCCATCATTTGTTTGGCATAGAGTTAAACCAGTAACATCAGGCACAAGATATAGTCTTGTGGTTTGGCATTTAGGGAGGCCTTTTAAATAATGTTTATTAATAATTATTTTAATACAACTATCTGGTCAGAACAAAAACCAGAGTTTGTAAAATCATTAAACAAAGCATCTAATAAATATATCAAAGATGCAAGAACAAGAGAAAAAGCTTTTATTAAAGAACACGGTGATTTTGGAAGATCATATCACTCAACACCTTTAACTGCTGATAATGATTTTTTAGATTTTAGAAATTATATTGGTTTAAAATCTTGGGAATATTTAGATCACCAAGGTTTTGATATGCAGCAATATACAACTATGTTTAGTGAGATGTGGGTACAAGAGTTTGCAAAAAAAGGTGGTGGTCATCATTCAGCACACGTACATTGGAATCAACACGTATCAGGTTTTTACTTTTTAAAAGCAAGTGATAAAACATCTGCGCCCGTTTTTCACGAACCTCGTACTGGAGCACGTTCTACAAAATTAAAAATGAAACCTAATCAAAAAGGTGTATGGCCAGGTTCAGAACTTGTTCATTTTAAACCTACACCTGGAACTTTAATTATATTTCCAGGTTTTTTAGAACACGAGTTTAGTGTAGACTTTGGAATAGAGCCTTTTAGATTTATACATTGGAACATACAAGCTGTACCAAAAGAAATGGCAAAAGATGTTTAAAAAGAAAAAGTATACAGTTATTCGTCAAGCAATATCAAAAGACCTAGCAACTTTTGTTGCAAACTATTTTAGTATGCAGAAACAAGTTTATGATACTTGTAGAGCACAAAGATATATTTCACCTTTCGAAAACATTATAGGTCACTACGAAGGTAATGATGAACAAATACCAAATACATATAGTCAGTATTCTAATATTGCTATGGAAACATTAATGTTAAAATGTCAACCTAAGATGGAAGAAGTAACAGGTCTTAAATTATATCCTGCTTATACATATGCTAGAATATATAAAAAAGGTGATGAATTAAAAAGACATAAAGATAGATTTAGTTGTGAGATATCAACTACTATGAATCTAGGTGGTGATGATTGGCCAATATATTTAGAACCCTCTGGAGAGACTGGCAAAAAAGGAATCAAAGTAGATTTAAAACCAGGAGATATGTTAGTATATTCTGGTTGTGAATTAGAACACTGGAGAAACAAATTTAGAGGTAAAGAATGTGTACAAGTATTTCTTCACTATAATAATCGTAAGACACCAGGTGCAAGAGATAATATGTTTGATAAAAGAATACATTTAGGTCTTCCATCTTGGTTTAAAAGGTAGTATATTATGATGGAGGCAGGGCACCACCACATACCCCCTGTCTCCTTTATAATATATGTTACAAAAACTTAATTTTAAACCTGGTTTTAACAAAATGGTCACAGATTCCGGAGGTGAGTCTCAGTGGATTGATGGAGATTTTGTTAGATTTAGATATGGACTACCTGAAAAAATAGGGGGTTGGTCTCAACTTACTAATTCTAATAATACTTTACC